AAGGAAAAGCATTTATAGAGCCGCAGTTCCGCGCAACGGTCGAGGAGCGCAAAACGCAATTTCGCGAGGTAATGAATTGCAGAAAAAAGAATTGTCGATGGCATTCTCTTTCAAGGACAAATAACTGCGATAATCCATTAACGATTGTAAAATGCTTGCATATAGAACCCCGCTACAAAGTAGGCGAAAGGATGTATCTGAAAGAGCCGTATATATTTAGAAAACACGGTATAATTTACCAAAATGATAAAATGATTTATCAGAATGTAAAAGGTGTTTGGAAAAACAATATGCCTACCAAATACGCCCGCTATTTCATTGAAATTACCGGCGTGAAGGCAGAGCGGTTGCAGGATATAAGCGATTGTTTGCAAGAGGGGATTTATGAAGAGCGACCTGAATACTATGACCTGCCAAAAAACAGCAAGCCAAATTATTATCATTACGGAGTAGAGTGGTATAATACCCCACAAGAAGCCTACGCCGCCCTCATCAACAGCATCAACGGCAAAGGAACGTGGGAAAGGAACCCGTGGGTGTGGGTATATGACTATAAATTAATAAAATAACACTTTAAAAATTATGAAAAAACAACAATTTAACTCAAAACACAAGGCAATAAAAATGCCAGAAGGAGCAGCTGGCGAATACGCCAAATATTCCTGTAATTTTTACAAAGGTTGCAGTAATAAATGCACATACTGCTTTAATAATCGTTGGAAGTGGGGCGACGTTCCCACGCTCAAAAAGTGTTTCAAAAACGGGCAACACGCGCTTGAAATTTTTAAAACGGAATTGTTGGCAAATTTGCCGGAACTGCAAAAACACGGGCTGTTTTTCAGTTTTACGACAGACCCGTTTTTGCCAGAGACAATAAATTTAACAGGAAGTGCACATCGTATCTGCGCTAATAATAATATTCCTATAAAGTTTCTAACGAAAAAAGTAAGTGAATGGGTTGATAATATAATTGAAAATGTAAAATGTATTGAAAGTGGTGTGTATGAAGATAATGGTTTAAAGTGGGAAGTCTCTGATAAACCTGATTTAAAAAAATATTCCGCTTTCGGATTCACACTCACAGGACACGACGAATTAGAGCCAAACACAAGCACCAATGCCGAGCGCATAGAAGCAATGCGGAAACTGCACGAGGCAGGATTTAAGACGTGGGCGAGCATTGAGCCGGTGATTGATTTTAGTACAAGCTATGAAATTATGCTTGATTGTCAGGATTACTGCGACTTATTTAAGGTTGGTTTGATGTCAAACTATAAGCCAAAAACAGCAGTTGAAAAAGAGCATTTAAATATATTTATGGACAAATGCTACTACTGCATTAAAAAACCTATTTATTTCAAAGACAGCCTCTTACAACAAGCAGGTATAAACAGGGAAGATTTGTCGGACAACTGCGTAACACGCGATTACAATATGTTTAACAATTAAACTTTAAGATATGAAAGTATTAACAGTAAAACAACCCTGGGCGCAATTGATTTGTGATGGTATCAAACCCGTTGAAAACCGAACTTGGAAAACCAATTTTCGGGGTCGGGTTCTGATACACGCAAGCGCAAAGCCGGAACGTGTAACGTTTGAAATGGAAGGTCAAGCAACAGTGAAAGAAATTGAAATGTTGTCGGCATTGAATTTTGCCGAAAAAAACAATTTGTTCGGGTGCATTATTGGAAGCGTTGAAATAGTTGATTGCGTTATCAATCATCCGTCAATTTGGGCTGAAAAAAGCAATGCAACATTAGATTGGACAGATGGTGCATCTTATTTCGAGGGGGAAAAACCAATTTACAATTGGGTACTTGCCAATCCGGTATTGCTTGCCCAACCGATTGAAAATGTGAAAGGTAAACTTTCAATCTGGGATTATGAAATTAATTTCGACCAAATTTTGGAAGAAAATAGGGATGTTTTGGAACGATTAAAAATAAAATAGTTATGGACAAAACAATATATTTAGAAGTGAAATTCGACGAAAAAGAATGGTCGGATTACGAAAATGTGCATAGTGAACTTCTGCTCGAAGACAGCGGATTGATTGATTGCCTGAAAGACGGTGTAATAGTCAAAATATTTGACTTGAAAAACTTCGCAATTATTAACAATTAAATAAAAACAATTATGACGGAAAAAGCAAAACAATTAGGGAATCAGCCCGCAAGTTCAGAAATGTATTTCAGGCAAAACGGCGAAGCAAGCGAGTATTGTCCGTTTGAGGTACAAACTTATTCAGGCTTAACCAAGCGCGAATACTTTGCGGGATTGGCGATGAATGGGATGAGTTTGTCAACTTATCCTGATGATAATGAAACTTCCGCAGTAGGAAAAGCAGCCATTAAATACACCGACGCACTTTTAGAAGAATTATCAAAAACAGAATAAAATGGAACGAAAATTAGAATTAAAAGACATTGCAGGGTATTTACCGTATGGGTTGAAAATAAAACTCGCTAATGGGTTTATCGGTGAAATATCTAAAATCGCTGCACGTGATTATGAATTTACGGCGATTTATGGGAACTGTTGTTCAACCGATTGGCTTAGTTGGAAATTCATTGGAGAAAGACACAAAATAATTCTCCGCCCCCTCTCCGACCTGTACAAAATCATCACCCACAACGGAAAAGAGATTGTGCCGATTGTGGAATTGGCGAAGATTTGTACAAAATTAAATAACGGGTGGAAACTTGATAGCAAATATAATAATTGTGCCCGCAACCAAAGAACAGGACTTTTATTTAGTTACAACGAAGAAGGATTTGCTACACTTCCAACACAATATCAAATTTTCAACCAATATCAACTCTTCGACTACCTCCACGAATTGAAAATCGACTATCGTGGACTGGTTGACGCGGGGCTGGCAATTGATGTGAATACATTGGATATTAATCCTTATAAATGATTAAATATGAAACTACAAGAATTTTTAGAAAAATTCCTGCCTGAAAAATATGGCAAATGGAATAATGGAATTGGAAATGGATTTAGTACATATAGTGAGTGGGCATTTCATTTCTTCCCAGAAGCCCTCGCCAACTACACAAACCGGATTTGCAAAAAGCAAAGGGAAAATTGCTATGAGGCTTTTTGCTCATACAAAGATGTAACACAAAATACAGTTGATATTCTTAACGCTAAACAGCCGGAAATGGAGGAGATATGAGAAAATTAATCGAAACAACAGGAAAACATAAAATTGTTTGCGATAATAAAAATTGTGATTATTTTTTTGAAATCACAAATGCGAGTAACCTTGACTTTTTAGAAGAAATATCAAAACAACAATATTTGTAGTAGTCATTTTGTCCTTTAATGAACAAAATTTTGTTTTGAAATTTGCACAAAAAAAATATTATGAAAAAGATTGTAGAATTAATAAAACCGTATGTTGCCAAAAGCAAAGTGATTGCCCGCATCAGTTTTGTGTTGCAGTGCAGGCTTTTGGGGTATGATTGGAAACGAATTTTGAGCGTTATGTTATGAATTATCTTGACTTGATAAATAGAGCGTGGTCGTTGCGAAAGCAAGGTATTTTGTCCGAAAAAGAACATTACTTGTACTTATTCTTATTGGATAGTTGTAATGGCTTTGGTTGGCAAAATCCGTTTTTTCAATCCACGCAGTTTGTCTGCGGATTTTTAGAGATAAATAAGAATGCGCTAACGGAACGTAGAAACTCTTTAAAGCAAGCAGGATTAATAGATTTTGAGATAGGAAACAGAGCAACGGCACCGAAGTACACAATTATAGGTATCGAATTAAGTAACTTTAAAAATACTCAAACCAAACCTAAACCGAACCTAAACCGAACCCAAACTGAACCTAAACAGATACCAAAAATAGATATAGATAAAGAAGATAATTCAAATGAATTTGAATTATTGGGCGCAACCTACAATTTTGATTTGAAAAATGAATTTTGCGAACAAAAAGCAAAATCGGGCGAAAAGTGTCAGAGAAAATCCTGTTACAAAATCAACGGAAAAAATTATTGTAACCAACACGCAAGAATTTTTATTATAGAAAATAAAAACAAAATTTCTTTTGAAAAACGAAAAAGCGAATTTTACAACGAATGTGCTGTTTTTGTTCAAACCTACAGAAAAGAAACCATCAGAAAATTCTTTGACTATTGGACTGAACCGAACAAATCTAAAACCAAAATGCGTTTTGAGTTGGAAAAAACTTGGGATTTAAGCAGACGTTTATCGACTTGGGACAACAACGAATTTAATTTCAACAAAAATGGAAAACAAGAAGAAAAGCAATACAGGAAACTCATTGTTACTGAGTGAATACGGCAAATTACCGCCGCAAGACATTAAACTCGAAGAGGCGGTGCTCGGAGCATTGATGATTGCGGCAGAGGCGTATGCCTATGTGTCGGAAATTCTGCGCCCCGAAACTTTCTACAAAGAGGCGCACCAAAAAATCTATCAAGCGATAGTAGATTTGGCTTCCGCCCGCAAGCCGATTGATATGCTTACCGTTCCGGACCAACTTAAACACAACGGAACGCTTGATGAAGTTGGCGGCTCATATTACATTACACAGCTAACCAACAAAGTGGCATCGGCGGCGCATATTGAATATCACGCGCGGATTTTGGCGCAAAAATATCTGGCGCGCGAACTGATATGGATTTCACACGAAATGCAAAATCAGTCTTACGACGAATTGAACGATATTGACGATGTTATTTTTTCTGCAAGTTCGGCGATAGAAAAATTGCAGGAAAAAACAATCGGAAAGTCCGAAACAAACGCTTTGCCAGATGTTATGCAAAAATCCATAACCGGAATGTATGAGCGTAAAGAAAAGTACGAGCACGGCATTCAAAACGGTATAAACACGGGATTATTTGATTTGAACCGGATTACAGCCGGTTGGCAGAAAGGTGATTTGATTATCCTTGCCGCCCGCCCGGCAATGGGCAAAACGGCTATTGCTTTGAAGTTTGCTAAGTCGGCAGCAAAACAGGGAAATTCGGTTGTAATTTTTGAACTCGAAATGACTGATGTAAAACTTTCAGACCGTCTTTTGCTTTCAGAGTCAGAGGTTTGCCCGAATAATTATAAAGTCGGAAGATTGACGCTGGAAGAAACAAAAAGCATAGAACGAGCGGCGGAAATATTGCGCGAATACCCGATATTGATTGACAGCAACTCGAATGTAACAATGGAATATATCCGAAATAAAAGCCGCCTACTCCATAAACAGAGAAAATGCGAAATAGTTATCATTGATTATCTGCAATTAATTGAAGATACAGGAAACAAAAACAGTGTTCGGGAACAAGAGGTGGCAAAAATGAGCCGAAAAGCAAAATTATTAGCAAAGGAGTTGGATATTCCTGTAATCCTTCTGGCACAGTTGAGCCGTAAAACAGAAGAAAGGTCAATTAAAAAACCGATGCTTTCAGACCTTCGCGAGTCAGGAGCAATAGAGCAGGACGCCGATATGGTTATCTTCATCTACCGGGACGAGTACTACAATTCAAAAGCAGAAAAAGGAAAGGGAAATTTAATCATTGCAAAATACCGAAACGGTGAAGTGGGCGAGATAGATTTCTGTTATAACGAAAGTATGACAAAGATTTTTGATTATACTCCGCAAATTGATTATAACGTGCCTGTTGGCAAAAATTTCAGTGAGCCGACAAGAAATGAATCTTTACCATTTTAAAAGTTTAAGAAAATAAAACGTGGACGCTTAATGAATTAGAACCTGAACCACCTGACCGGCAATCTTTGGCGTGGACGGAATTTTATGAAATGGAAAAAAAATTTATTTAAAATGAATACAGTTGGAGTAGATAACAACAACGGCTGCGGAAACTGTCAATTTTTTCGCTACGAAGATACTTACGGATTTGGGCAGTGTAAAATAACCAAGAACGAAACTTACTGCGGGGATTGTTGCGAATTTTGGCACGAAGAAAAGAAAGACAATTACACCAAGGAAGAACGCAAAGAATACGGGGCTATTTATTACGAACACAACAAAGAAAAGTTAAAGGCTCAAAGACGAGAATTTTATAGGAAAAATAAGAGGTAGTCGGATTTTAAAAAAAAAAAAACTTACGATTATGAAAAAAATAACACAACTAAAGCAGGCAAATGAAATGCTCAATCATTTGCAAAAA